AGCTGTCCCACCTTCTCCATGAATGTATTGAACACCATCAATGACTACACGTTCACTAAACTTCCATGAAGGAACCTCTAGCACATCAGCCATCTCTCGCAACCATCGCTTAGGGATTCCAGAGCTAAAAGCCTTACGTCTAATGAGGCGGTCGTGGTTGCCACAGATGACGTCAGCGTCAGGGAAGTAGTTGTGCCACTTCTTCAGTCTATTGATGGCGTATTCCAGCTCTCTCCCCGCTCCCATGCCGTCTGGGTCTGACTCATGGTAGGACGAAAAATGGTTGTCTATGACATCCCCAATAAACACCACCCTATCGCACTCGTACTGATCGTAAACACTGCAACAATGGTCGAAGTAGGAGTCGAGGCAGAACGGTTCGTGAAGATCCCCTATGATGAGGACGCGGGAGCCTGTTGGGTGGGCTACTCCTTCAAATGTAGCGTGAAGCTTTCTCTCTTTCCAGCCAGCAATCTCCTGACGCGCATCCTCCATCACTCTCTCGGGGGATTTAGCCTCCTCATCAAACTCATACAGCGTAGTGCCTTCCCCGTCCGTAACCATGGCAAGCTGAGTATCCTCACGCGCCTTGCGCTCCACCATTTCAGCAAGCTTCTTCTTTCGATCTTCCCTCTCCATGCAGGGAGTTGTATTCGACGACCCCTCCCTAAGCGCCTTGTCCACCTGTTGAATGGCTCTCTGGATGGTTCGAACCTTGACGCCAAAGGCCTGAGCGGCTTCAGTCACTCCCACCTGTAATGCCTTGTCTCGATATTCTGTTGCTTTCCTTATGCTCGTCATATTATTTCTCCTCATTAGGGTTGGGGGGCATTTCCATCCAGTAGTCGTCATTCTCTAGGTATAGTAGATTCCCAGTTGGTGATGAGTGGTGAGCGCCATACCAGTCTCCATGAAGGAAGTTTGCCCACTGCCAAATGTCACCTACCCAAACTAAAATGTCAGTTCCATCTGTTGGTGCTTTATCCATTGTTCGTTTCATATTATCTCCTCTTTGGTGTTGTTGTTCTCTTAAGCTTCAGCTTCAGCTTCCAGTATTGGTAGGCTAACCATTCACGCATACATCAACCTCCGTCTGGTCAACTCCCTACTCACATACCACATAGCCTTCTCTAAGTCCTGTGTGGCATTGCCCTTCTCATCACAGCGCCACAAATACTTCATAGCGGTGCCGACGTTGAAAGGTAGGTGTTCCAGCACATCAATGGCTTCTATGCCGCTGGGGGAGGCGTTGTAGTGGTCTGGGTGATGCACTTCTTCTTTTGGTACCGATGCTTGTTCTGCTAAACTCATTTCCTCTTCCTTTCAGCCCTGATTTGGCCTTCTTCTTTTGTTTTAATGGAGTGGCAGGCATCGCACAATATGTCGTACTCATCCATTTCCACGAACATGCGCTTTATCACTTCATCCCAACTGGTAAGCCCAACTGCTGGGTCAACAACTGGGTCTCTATGGTCAATGGCGGCATTCTCTTTCCTGTAGGGCTTCCCCGCCTTCTTGCCACTCTTATACACGGAGGGAATGGTTGCCGGAACTTCCTCCTTACATCCGGCGCACAGGTAGAATCCATGTCTAACTCTCGCCTTTTGTTTAGACTTATTAGCCGGCCCCCATTTGACGTGAGCTTTTCTCAACGCCCCCATGATGAATTGATTCATGCGAGCTTCCGTCCACATGCCTCCACAGCAAACCTTCTCGCCCCTAGCCATTACGCCCCCCTCGAAAGCAACACCCACACAGCCAGCCCTAATGTAATGAGGACTAGTAATATACAGCGTGAGGTTATCCACTTATCCTTCATCCACTCACTCATGAGGAGCCTTTGTCTGTTAAGATGAGGACTTCCCCCTCATTTAGCCACTGCTGTAAAATGGCGGCGCAATAACCACTCTTACTGAAGTGCATGTTTAATGCTCTCCTCTCCAGCTCGTTGGCCATGTCTGGTGGTACGTTTATTCCAATGGTTACTTTCTTCATACTCTCTCCTTTAAGTTGTTTAATCATTTGTGTGCAGGCATATTAAGCCGATGAATACGAGCCAGCCCCACCCAGACAAGCCTGCGTGGTTCATCCATACGCCAAGAACCACAAATAGGATGGCTGGGACGTTTGATAGTGGTAGGTTCATGTGTTCCTCTTTTCTTTTAAATGGTCGTCACTACTTCGTTCCTGAAAAAGCCCCTTACGAGGGCTAGGCGCTTCAGTTGGTTAGAAAGGCAAAGAAGAGTCGCCTGTGTCATCTTCTGGGTCTGCGCTGGCAGGGGGGTCGCTTCGCTCCTGAGCTGGCGCTTCCTTGGCCAAGAAGTCAGCCACTAGGTTGTAGCAAAACTCATTCTGCTCATCCTTATCCCACTTAGTCTGACCTGCCACCGTCTTCTTCACCCAAGGAGGGCATCCGTTAGGCTCCTTCTGTGTATGGTTAGCCGTTAGCTGAACCCCGCCTGACTTAACATATAGGTAGGGGAAGCCTCCGTCTGAAGGTTGTCCCAAGCCAATGTATAGGTCTTTGGAGGGGTCAATGTCAGCGCTACACTTGGCAAAGGAGCGGAAGAAGTCACTATCAACCCCCATCTGCACCTTATACACCACACCCTCATCCTCAATGTCTAAGCAGAGGTCAACGCCGTAGGGCCCACTCTTCAGCTCTCCAGCTTTAAGCATTCCGTTAACATACTCAAACCTCAGCTCGTGAACTAGTGTTCCGGCCTTATCTCCCTTGGTTAGCTCTCTTGGAATTGAACCTCCGGTTCCCTCTGGCACACGCAATGTCCACATGCCGCCTACGATTGTTACAAACTTACTGTTTCCGCCTTCGTTGTTTCCTAATCCCATAATATTTATTCCTATTTTGTGTTTTGTTGTTTAGTTGTTGTTGTGAATGTTGTGCTACATGCCCAGACATAGTGACTGGAGCCTCCCCGTGGCCTCCCTAAGCTCTCCAATCCATTTAGACAGGTCAGAGGTCACCTCGTCCCCTCGACGCCTTGAGAGGTCGCTTAGGGCTTGGTGCATTTTGCTGTGGTAGGCGTATTTGTGTCTGATGGTGACAACGCCATTCTTGTCTGTGTTGGTTTTGTCCTTACGCTCGTCATAAACGACATAATTTCGGACTTGGTCTTCTCTCTCCTCGTAAATGCCTAAGCAATACGGGCCTTCTTTATGTAATACTCTCATGTGCTACCTCCTATGTGTGTTAATGTATACTACTTCTTGCTAGTGTGACAAGCTTTTAGTTGTTAATTGTCATGGATATTACCAGACACCTTGCACTCCAGCACCTCCTCCTCCGTAATCTCCACCACAGCCCACATGCCGTAGATGGATTTGTCTAAAGTTCGGCCTGAATTGATTTGGTTGTGAGCGTAAAACCCTGCATCACCAAAATACCCCCACTCCACCACCCATTTGCGCTTATGCTTGTCCACACCAACGTAGTCTCCCTCAAACACCTTCACACCATCAACGTCCTTCAACCCTGTGTATTGACCTATGGTGGCTGGGTTTACAATCTTAGATGAACACATCTTCCCATCAATTGACATTTCCTGTATTGCCTCAATAACCTCACCTAGAGCCATTGACGACACAGCAATTAGCCTGCCATAGGCCCACTCACCTGTATCCACCCTCTTCCCTCTAAACAATATCTCTCTACTCATAGTTTCTCTCCCCTTTAGTAAAAGTCCAACAGCTTGGACGCACTCTCTTCTAGTGTGAATATGTGGCTAACACTCGCCTTGCTACGGCTTGTTTGCTTCTTGGTCAGCTTGCTGATGCACCGCACCATGTCCCCCGCCTTATCAACAACGGACATAAACTCATCATCACACATCTCCACCTGAAACACCTCTCCCCTCTTTGGACACCTCATTCCCCCACCTTCTCTTCCACCCATTCAGAGAGGCGTAATCCATCAATTAGGACGTCCACATCCCCGCTCTCGTAGCCTAAGTTCATTGTCTTAAGCATTAGGTCGCAGTTGAGGGAGGAGCCTTCTCCGAGCTTCTCCACTAATCCGTCCACCATTTCCTTCAATTCCCATAACTTTGTATTCATAACTTTTCTCCTTTTATCTAGCACTTCCGTTGTAATTTGGCTCTG